AACCGTAGCAGGAGCATCTTGGTTTACGATATGATTAAATGACACCAAAAGTTGGGATGTGTATGTGGCCAAGTCTGACAGTAGGAAACCCAAACGCTACTATCGACATGGGTCACGACGTGCTCACAGCCATCGCATCCAACCTCCTTGCACATCCTCACGTCGATGAGAACATTGCCAAGTCAATTGCTTCTCAGACTGTCATCTTTGAAGAAAGCGATGCGCCTCAGATTCACTACGCTCCTTTTTCTCCGACTGGTGATGGCTGGTTTGAAGACAAGATTGGCAAAAGCGCTAATCAAGTTATCAGAGATTTGCGAAAGGCACGACGTGTGTTCAAAGAAGACAAGTCTGAAATTGACCATCTCATCTCAACGATACGCACACTCAAAAGCACAGAGGTCGAAGCGACCCTTGCTACATTGCCGTGGGGCGAACCTCATCGAGATACCATGCGAAAAATGGGTTTGAGCGACAAAAACTTACGCTCGCTCCGTTTGTTCGGCAACACAAGAAAGTCGAGCATTGTACGAGCGTGCCATGTATGGGAGAGTGCCGAAGATGCACTGGCGAAACTCGATGAGTATGAAGACGTCTGGGGTGAAGAAGAAAAGAACGCATGGGTCACGGCCATGGAGATGAAAAAAGAAGCCCGACAGATTTGGAGGAACGCTCTTCATCAATTCGATAACCTTTCCAAAGAACAACAGAAATGGATGAGAATGGCAAAGGCCGAGATTGAAGAAAAGGGTGCAATGACAGCGAGAACCATTACCAGTAATCTCATCGAAAAAGGCGTACCACGTCTCAATTCCAATCGACTTTCCAAGTTGCTCAACATGTACGGTGAAGAGATTAACATCATCAAAGGTCATCGTAAAGGTGAGTACATGTGTGTTAGTCGAGAAGGTCTCATCATCAAAGACAACTGGGCGTATGCTGCTGGCTTCCTCGATGCCGATGGTTATATCACAATCACCGAACGTGGAGAGCCAAGGGCAGGCTTCATTGCGACAGGAGACAGGGGAAGAATGCACTGCGAAGAATTGCACAAACACATCGGAGCAGGTGTTCTCCAACTCGACCAAAAGGTGTACAAAGACGGGCAGCGTAGCCAGCATCGTGTCAGTTTTTATGCCAAAGACGATTTGTCAAAATTGCTGGACAAACTTACTCCCCATCTCCGTATGAAAGATATGCAGGCCAAAGCGGTCATGGCGTATATTCGTGAAACAGACCCTGTGAAGAAGACACAACTCAAGCGATTCGTGCAGTTCTCCAACCGAGAAGGAACAGCGAAAGGTGAGCGTTCTCTGCAAGACTGGGGCGTAGACCGTGACACTGTGATGAGTTGGGCGGAGGGATTGTGATGGCTGAAAAAGGCAGAGTAGGAAGATTGTTGGAAACGATTACGAATCCGTTCCGTCGAAGAACGACTCCTGAGCCTCAGATGCCTCTTTGGACAACGGGCATCCAAGAGCCTGTTCTCGTACAAGGAATTACCATTCCAGCACTGTACGCTGTAGCCAATGAGAATCTGATTCTACGAACTGTTCTGAGTACACTGCAACAAGAGATTTTTCGACGAGGATACCGTTGGGAGAAGCAGTTTCACAAGAAGTGCGTAGCCTGCGACAAAGAGCATCAGCATGACGTTGAAGTATGCACTGAATGCAACGGAGAGGTACGTGACCCTGAGCCTGACCAACTGGTGTATCCTCGATGGTTGCTTGACCAGCGCAACTCCATGGAACAGACCTTCATGGATGTATTGCGTGAAGTTGAATACGACCTTAACATCACAGACGATGCGTTCTTAGTACTCATCAAGGAATACTACATGGACCCTGAAACCAACGAAATTTCGTTTTACAGAATCAAAGAAATCGTACGTGGTGACCCGATTTTTATGCGTATCATTGCCGATAAGCGTGGTGTACGGGGCGGTCGATTCCGAGTATGCCCTATTCACCGAAACGAAGTCAAGTCGTATTCCGAAGACGACAAGTTCTGTCCTACGTGCAACACAGAAATGGAAGACGTTCATCACGTCAATACCGCAGGCTCAGGTAAGACACAGTATTATCTCAAGGGCGAAGTCATTCATGTAAGTAAGTATCAACCTTCAAAGTTGTATGGTCGCAGTCCAGTATCGACACTATGGCGTCAGGCCATGACACTTACGGCGATGGACAATTACATGTACACAGCGTACTCAAAGCGTAGAATACCTCGTGGTATTCTCAGCATTTCGACAGACAATCTTGAATCAATGAAGGCATTTTGGAAGGCTACCGATGAGAAATTGGAACGTGACCCGCATTACATTCCCAAGATTGCAACAGAGGGTTCTGGCAAGGGCGGTGTCAATTGGGTCAAACTCATGGACAGCCTTGAAGAAATGCAATACATTCCTGCTCGTGACGAGATGCGACAGCGTATCGCTGCATTCTACGGCGTATCGAACGTGTTCATGATGGACACAGGTAAATCAGGTGGACTCAACAACGAAGGTATGCAAATTCTTGTTACTAATCGCGCTGTCGAATTCGGTCACAAAGTCTACACAGAGCAGTTGTTTCCACGCTTGATGGAACAAATGGATGTAACCGATTGGAAACTTACACTGTATCCGAACGAAGAAGAAGATGAAGTTACACGTCTTCGACGAGACGAGATGGAAGTCAATATCGCTCAGCGCATGATGATGATGGGCTACCAGCCAACGCTTGTCGAAGACGCCAGTCGTGACATTCGCTTCATCTACAAGCAACCTGACCCTACACAACAACCACCTATGCCTCAACAAGGCGCACCTATGGGTGGAATGCAAATGGGCGGAGGCATGGGTACACCGGGCGCTTTGCCTTCTCGTAACATCCCTCCTCAACTCGCAGCACAGATGGGACGACAAGCACAAGTTCCGGGCGCAGCGAATCCCGGTGGTGAAGGTATGGGACTGAGAAATCGAGGTCCTGCGAGCCCACAGAATCGAACCAGTATGGGTGCAGGCGCTCCGTTTTCTAGCGTACAACAGCGAGGGGCACCGATGGGCGGTGTCCAACAGGCGTCCCAAAGTATCATTGATGCACGTAACCCAAGAGGGCAATAGGTAGTTTAAAGTCAAGGGAAGTATTGGAGATGAGCATGGACTTGAAGAAACTCGACCCTATGGCGAGAAAGATGAGAACACACGTAGATGAATTCTACAAGGCTTTGGAGAACAGCGATGGTATGTCTGCACGCAGCCACATTGCTGAAATTATGAAGTACGCTGACTATCTGAACCGAGACATCGACACGGTTGTCTTGAAGCAAGAAAGTCGAGCCACAGGTGTCAATGACATTTACGTCGGCGGTGTACCTGTCCTCAAGACAGAGGCAGTTCAAGGCGTTCACGAAGTTACGACCAACATCTTGCCGGGTACAATCCGCACCAACCGATTTGGTAAACTGAACCGACAGCACAACAACCGTACTCTGTGAGGTGAGTGAATGAGCGACAATGGAGAGGGAAACGTTGCTGAGAAACTCATGGGTGCTTTGATTAGCAAGATGGAGAGCATGGACGCAGGTATTCAAGTCCTCAAGGCCGAGAACCAACAACTCAAAGCCATGATTCAAAATCCTACGGCCATGCTACGAAAGGCAGGCTTTGTCTCTGTATCGACACAGCGACCGCAAGATGTAGTCGAAGACGGATTCAGAAATGACGTTGGCGACCTCTTCCTCAAGGGAGAAGATGGTGATGACATGTCTTTACCAACAACCAATGCCGAATTCCATAAGATGGAATGGGCTGATATTCACGCATTGGCTGAGCAAGCCAAAGACGCCGGAGCAATCGGCAACCCTATGGGAATAGAGTGATAACATGCGACCAAGATACGAATTAGCCAACGACAAAGCCTACGAACTTCTGAAAGCAGCAAAGACGCTGGAAGACCGCATCGCAAAGAAAGAGGGCAGTATGCCTGCTTACGAACAAAGCGAAGGCAGTACAGTAGGTCACGCACGCTTTGAGACGCAACCCGGAAAAGTCCATAACGCATTTTACAACACCAACAATGTCGTACCTGAGGTTGAAGACGTAGCCAACAAAGGCGCTATCTCTGAAAACAGCAACATTCTAACGGAGACTTCTCCGTATTATCCAACAGCATTCAGTACCACTGGTGCTCTTGAAAACACGGCAGGCGGAGACGGTCCAACCATGACCGACTTGAAAAAGTCCGTAGACCGACTATCCAGCCGTCTCATTTGAACGGCTGGTGATGTTGATGCGAGAAACCTCTCTTGATACACTTGACAGGGCTCGTGAAATCTTTACCAAGTCGTTGATTGACGGTATCGGTAAATCCGATGCTGCTGCTGATTTCTTTCTTTCAGCCGTCAGCGCTGAACGCAATGGTTACATTTTGAGCGAAAGCGATGAGTCACTTATCAAGATGTTTTATTCTGTTCTTCGTAAGGAAGAAGAAATATCAGGTCAAGCAGGTTCATACAATCTCGACGAAGAGGGTGATGTCTCAGCAGGTAAAGGAGGTGCGTTTCAGGCTGACGTTGGTCGTGCCATCAGCGCAGGTGCGGGTATGAATTTGGCTGATAACCCTTCATACAACGAACAACGCGTTGTCCCCCCAATGCCCGGTGAGTCTCTTTCAGGTCGCCAGTTCAAGACAGTCAATGGTGATGCTGATGACCCTTATCGCACACACAACTATCTCGGCTCGTACCTCAATCCACTTCATGGAAATATGCATGACATCGTTGGAGACTTTTATGTTCATTCCGATGACCCTTATGCACAGTCGCAAAGTGAAATTGACGCATACAAAGAAGCAGGTTGGGAAGACCACGCGAATGACAATGAGCACGACTTTCTCCTGAATCAGTTTCACTATGGTCGTCTGGATACCAAGCATGGTACAAATCACGCACTCTATGAACAAGACTATCGCAATTGGACGCAGCGCAATCAAAGTCAGTTGGATGAACTTCGTTTACGTATGGAGCAAGATGGCAAAACAGATGATGAGATAAGTCATTACTTGAAAAAACAGCACATCAATCAGAAAAAGGAGGAATGGAAACAGAACCTTGGTTTGATGGATTACCTGTTTGGCATGGAGTGGTTGACTCCCGAAGAGCGAGCAAAAGCCTATGCTCACATGGAAAAGCATGGCGGGGCCGATGCTTTGCAGCCATTGACGTTTGGTCGTCATGATGGTAACATTGATTTTATGCCTCGATTCAAGCGCAACTTTCATCAGCGATTTGCTGGATTGTATGACCATTGGAAGCGAGACCCTGCTGGTCCGGGTCATGGGATGGAGATAACGCACAAGCCTTTGCCTGAGTCGGCTGAATACGTAGAACAAGTTCACAACATTGATGCTATGGAACGGCACAACACACCCGGTAAACAAAACTCATACGCTCGTGCAATAGCCGATTTCAATTATAGATACGAAGACTATGCGAGAGTCAATAATCTTGCACGTCGAAACTTTGACAACTCCCAAGTGCCGTACATTTACGGTCGTACCAAAGGTGGTGCGAAAACGCTTGATAATATCGAATGGCAAAAGCGCGTTGCATCTGACAAAAAAAGTCCCACTGGAATTCGTAACAATCACATGAGTTATGAGATGATGAAACTCATGCTGGGTGTTGGCCCTGACGGACAGATTTACGAGGACGGTGAACACCCACTTTGGGGCGATTTATGGAGAAAAGACGATGCTGAGTTTTCACAAGACGAGGTTGATGCCATCATGCAACAGCGCTCTCGTACTGCAAAGCAAACTGCTGCGGCAGGAAGGATGGCCAGAAATCATGGTTCGTTTCACTATGGCACGTTCATTGACCCAAGCGTTTACGGATTCAACATTGATGCAAATGGCGCACCTTCCAACGAAACGCTTGCAACGTATTGGCATCGCCCATTTTTGGGAGGCGGGGGATTAGGTAAACATCCGAATGAGTTGTACAATCTTCTTCACCATCATACACTTAGTTACGTTCCCAAGAAAGAGAGTGCTGGTCGTACATACGACGAGGCTGGACAAGTCATTGAACAAGAAGATGACATCAGTGACGAATATGCCGAATATCTCGCTGGTCTTGACGGCGGAGAAAGTGAACAAGAAGAGCAAGAGATGGTTCCTCACTTTGAAGAAACCACCCTTGGAGCAAATCGGAAACAGCACAGTCTTTTGTTTTCAAGAACGGGTAATGCAATCACAGGTCGTCATTCGTACAGTGGTGCAAGCAAACACAGCATGTTACCGTTCTTAGGACCGTTTGGTCAGCAAGATGTTAATTTGTTTCAAATGATGGACCGCAAACAATTGGCAACGGTCAATCCGAAGGGTGACTCTATGGATGCGACGGCGAATATGAATCCGTGGAACGTTTTGTATTCATCAAGAATCAAAGGTGTTTCTGGAAACAACGCTCATACCGAGCGCCATACAACAACGGTTGATTCAGCGTTCAACAACAAGGTCAATCGAGAATATCATAACGCCAGAAAAACAGGTGACAGAGATGCTGCTGAGAAGGCTCACAAATCTCTTCATGGAGAGATTACTGGCCATCTCAGAACACATAATCCACTGGGTGCCATAGGCGGCTCAACGAACACTGAGCAGTTTATGAATTCTCAAGCCCATCAGTATCATTATCCCGGTTACATGTTAGGGTTTGCAAATCCTCCAATGAGCCCTGCACCGTCTGTGTTGGCGCACGATGACAGACGAATTCGACCTACCTTACGTAATCCCGATGATGTGCACTTACTTGCACGACGCCATGCTCATCCTGCTAAAGCCGAACTTGACGACGTTCTCGATAAAATCGACCAAGACTATCAATCGCGCATTAACTTGCCCGGTTTGACTGATGAGCAAAAGCAAGAGTTGGAAGAAGAAATGCAACGTCGTACTGACAGAGCACATTCCAATTTTAGAACGTCGATGTATCCTTCAAGTGAATCACTGAACATCGCACCTGACTTGGCAGGTGAAGGTTTGTTGGAAGGAAGGCTTAGTGAAGCCCAACCTTTGACAGAGGACGAAGAGCGATACTTTAGTTTGATTGAACAAGCCCAGCCGATGTTCGACAGATTGGAAGACCCCAATCTCAGTGACAGAGAAAGGGATGAGATTCGCCAACAAATCATACCTATCAATCGAGAGTTGGATGAGTTAGAATCCAGCCTCGACCGTTATGCAGGTACGATTTACCTACGAGGAGCAAGCGGTCATCAGAACACATTCTATGACAAAATGGTAGCCGATACCAATGCTATTGCTGACGCAGGGGTACATCTGAAAAACATCGCAGACCCTGAAACACTGGCTCAGATTTTCAATCCGAATGCTGACCACGCTACAGTAGAAGCAAACATACGCATGTGGGCAAAGATGGCGAACGATTATCTGAACATGGCTCCACATGATGCTCACGGTATTCACACCATGGGTACGGGTGAGTATTCAGAAGAAGGTTTCCAGCCTCACACAGACATTGGTCGCTCTGTAAAGCAAGCAATTCATCGTATGTCTGACCCGCTTGACATTACGCTTCAAGGGCTGGCTTCAACAGAAGGTGGGCTGGCAAAGGGTGTCGAAAACGCCATAGATTCAATCATGGACACACTCGGCTTTGACAGAGGCAATCCTCAGTTGCGAAAAACGGCGACCGAGTATTTTGAAAATACGGTCATGCCTCGCCTTGCTCAAACTGGACAACATGGCGCTCCAGTCATGACGCTTGGTCAATTGTTCAAAGAAATGTACCCTGACGTTGATTTGGATGCTGCGGTTAAGAGTTTGTCACAGACAAGCGGTGCTGCTACTCGTGATACCGATACTATGGCCAAGGTGAATGAACTGTTCCGTTCCATCGACCCGCGCAACGATGAACGAAACAGGCAACTCGGCATTCATCATCATATGGCGCACAGTACCGACGACCGACATCCAGAAGGTACGATGACGACCAAGGCTTCTCGGTTTGGCAGCGCAAAGAAGAAACGACAGCGATACATGGACGAGCATCATAACACGCAACAAAAGTTGAATTCAATCATTACAGGGTTCCCTGAACTTGGCGCTGCTGAACAAATCGTGGACAAGAAGCGAGGTTTGACACGCGTACCCATTGACCGCTTTGGTCCGAACTCGCATTCGGTGCACAGTTTGTACAACTCCGCAGGATATGCTCACGAAATGGGAGGCGAGTTTTCTCCGAACTTCGATTATAAGATTTCTCCAAACGGTGAAGTTTCTATTCGTCTGATGCCTCAAGGTAATCCTCAATTGTTGGTTCAGCCACTTGAAACGTTTTGGAACAAAGTCGCACCTGATGCTTGGTTGCGTATGCTACGTGGACCTGAACATCAAGAGGCAAGAGAAGGACTAAACACACAAGACAGAATAGGTGCACAGTTCAGAGTCAATTCTGTAGGACTTACACGTAACGCTGACAAAACCAGCGTTGGTAAAAGCGACATTGGACTGGCTGACTTGACCAATCCTGATATTATCCGCAAAGAACTTGGCAGTAAGATTCCTACGTTGCAACCAATGCATCGTATCTTTGAACTTGACGACCTTGAACAACTTCGTGGATTCTCAGGCGACTGGATTGTATCGCACATGCCTGACGGCGAGCGAGGTTTTGTCGAAAAGAAAGACGACGAAGTATCATCTGTTTTGTTTGATTTGTCTGACGAGGACAAAGACAACTTCAAGCAGGTTACTGATGAAGACTTCCACGTCGATGTCATCAAGTTGGAAGACGGCTACTACATCTTCGACGTTGTCGAGTTTGCAGGTAAAGAAGTACACGACGTTATCATATCCGACCGCATCAAAATTTTGCGAGGTGGTATGGAGGGTATCGAAAACGTACATGTTCCAAGTGCAAGCGATACAAGGTTGGCTGACGATGCAGGTTTGAAATCAGCCGTTGAAGATTTGCAAAAGGAATACGAAACGCTACTGTTGCGAGATGCCAAGTCCGTTTACATGGCAGGTGAGTTACGTCATCCAAAGTGGGTCATGCTCAAACCGGGTCGTGACGTTGTTTTACGTGTACTGGAGCGAAGGGGCAACGGTCCTTACACGTACAGGCTCGGTACTGGTCCGATTACTCAAGATGAACACATCGGTAACCGTGCGGTCGAATCGCAAGGTGAAACCTACATGGATGTCGGTGCAGCGTTCAACAGTCCTGAAAAGTTCAACGAAGGTGACCACGTACGTGTCAATGTTGCCAACGTCAGTAAGGTTGAGTCGGCGGAGGACAACACGGTGTACACATTGTCTGGTTCTGAGATTGTCGAAGAAGCCGAAGGTGAGGGCCTTGTAAGTCAAGAAACGCTGGGTATGCTCGCTAAGTCACTTGATTCGCAATGGATATGCGAAGTTCACCGAGCCAAGAGTGGCATTCGTGTTATCATGCCTCAGGGTGATGTCGTGTACAAAACGACAGAGTCAGGTGGAATTTGGACAGCGCACTCTCCGTTGGCGTCAAGCGACTATCTCATCCGCCTGTCTGAAAGTCAAAGACCTTACTGGAGTCCAATCGCAGGTGCATTGCTCAAGGCTGATGTCGAAATCAAAGAGGAAGTACACGAAAGTCAAGGTGACGCTAAGCCTCTCATAGAGCCAAAGAAGGTTCAAGATGCTGAGTGGTGGAACAAGAAACAGAAGCAAAAAGTATTGGTCAAAGGTCTCGCTTTGGTTGATAAATTCTTGAAGAGTGGTGCAGGAGCGGTAGGTCAATCGAGTACAGGTACGATGGGATTGGGCATTGACTACGCTACACCCATCGAATCACCGATGGGTCCAACCAATTTGAACGACGAAAAGACCATGCCAGACTTCGACAATCGCAAGCGTCCCGGCGAAGACGCTCCTATTGAGCCCGGAGAGGATGAAGACGACGACCCTAAACACGTTACCATTCCCACAGAAGGCGGAGAATTGGAGATAAGTAGCGACAAGGCCATCCTTCGTACTTGATTAAATAGTATGAGCGTAGTCTATAGAGCAATGGCAGTCACTGCACCACTACGAACTTCTCCTGTTTCTCACAGTGGAAGTATCAGTATTGTGAAGGCTGACAATGACCTTGTTATCGCCGGATATGCATCCGTCGAAATGGTCGATAAGCAGGGTGACCTCATTACACGAGGAGCCTTGAAAGATGCATTTGGGGAATTCATGAAGGCAGATGGATTCCGCAACGTACAACTCGCACATTCCAACATCCAAGTTGGACAAGTTATTCCTTCCTACACCGACTCAGATGGTCGTGTTTGGAAGTCTGGCGTCGATGATGCTGGTATGTTCGTTGTCATCAAAGTACGAGATGACATCGAAAAGGCACGAGAAGTTGCCAATGAGATTCGCAAAGGGGCCCTACGTGGTTTCAGTATTGGAGGACAAGCATTCAAGCGAATGCGAAAGAGTGACCAAGAACATGGTGACTACACAGAAATCTCCAAACTGGAACTTCACGAAGTGACCATTTGCGAAAAAGGCATAAACCCGGAGGCGACATTCCGTATATTGAAGGAGGACACACATATGAACGAAGACAACGTATTGAACGAATTATCAGGTGTATTGGACAGATTGAATGGACGACTTGACGCAATGGAAAAGGGCGAAATGCCAGAAGGTCTGAAAGAGCACATGGCTGATAAGAAAGACGACGACAAAGACGAAGACAAAGGTGAGCAAATGGCTGGCAAAGATGAAGAAGAAAAAATGTACGGTAGTGCAGAGAACAAAGGCGAAATGGCAAAGGGCGAATACTCTGACGTCATTTCCAGCGAATACTTGAACTGGATGGAAAACACCTTGAAATCTCAAGGCGTAGACATCGGCAACGCTCGTGCTCACTTTGACAACATCAGCAAGGCGAACCTCGGTAGCACCCCTGAACAAATCGGAGACGGTGCTGATTACTTCGCTGGACAAGTTAAGGGACGAGCCCAAGAAGGTGGCTCCCCATCAACCAACGCTATCGGCAAACTCAACAGTGGCGGTAGTGGAGAAGTTGCAAAGGGTTACCTACACCCAAGCGACGTTACTGCAAGCGACTTGGAGGCTGCTTACTCGGTTTACAAGGCTGCTGCACTTGAAGAGCAATTCAAGAGCAACTTGGGCAACGTCTTTGCTGACCGACTCCATAAAGAACTCCACGCTGAGGCACAAGCACAAGAGGCTGCTTCATTCGATGCACGCACTCCTCTCGCAAACATCGAGAAGGCTCTTGGTGACTTGAGTTCCCGAATCGACAACATCAGCAATGCTCCAGTACAGAGCGCTGATATTCGTAAATCCGTTTCCACTGTCGAAGTCCCGTCTACTACGGACCTTGCCAACATGGACTGGGCTGATGTACACGCATTGGCCGGGAGCGTCTTTGAGGCTTGAAGCCTGAGGGTGGAAAACAATTAGGAGATGAAAATTATGGCACGAAACTACATGAGAACAATCAACGACATGGAACGCTACTACTACGGAGCAGGAAGTTCTTCCGGCTATTCCTACAGTGGTTCAGAACTACTCAAGGCGGACGCTCCGCTTTTGAGCACCACTGCTGGTACGTACCAAGCAATCTACGGACGCAAGGTTTGGTCACAACTAAACCAAGAATTCAACGCATTCTCTATCCTTCCTAAGAAGCCTTGGGACCGAAGTGGATGGCGTGTTGTCACCGCTAAGCCTTCAAAGGCTGTTGGCGGCGGTATCGCAGAGAACGGTACACTACCTGACACCACCAAACCTACCTTCCAAAACGTCGCTGCAAAGCCAAAGACCATTGCTCACTCGTTCGACATGAGCGAAGTTGCAATCTTCCTTAACGACAAGGACGACGGTCTTGGCGACATCCGCAGTGTCTTGAAGGAAGAGATGGGTAAGCACCACGCAGAGCACATCAACGATATGCTTACTGAGGACGTCACAACCGTAGCCGGTAACGACTTTGAGTCACTTGACCGAATCACCACTGGTAACAACTCGATGACATCCGGTACACACTACGATGCAAACGATGAAGACATCTACTCCATCGACCGAAGTGCAAACACATGGGCTTTCGCTGAGGACTCGGCTGACAGTGGTTCGACAAACCGAACCCTTTCGCTCGACCACCTTGACGAAACCTTCCGTCTCATTTGGGAACGTGGAGGTAACCCTAAGGTTATGCTCACTGGATATGACACCTTGATGCGAATTCAGCAACTCCTCCAAGCGCAACAGCGTTTCATGGAAGAGAAGCGAGTTGTTCCTACTTTCAACGGTGTTAAGGGTGTACCCGGTGTCGAGGCAGGATTCATTGTTGCAACATACAACGGTGTCCCAATCATTCCAACGAAGGAGATGGCAAGCGACGGTATCAGCCGTATCTACATGCTCGATACCGACTACCTCTACTTCTGCACTGCTAAGCCAACTCAGTACTTTGAAAGCGGTATTGAGACCGGTGACCCATTCGCCATTAACCGCCTCGGTCAAGAGGGACTTTACCGTACAATGGGTGAAGTTTGGACTACTTTCTTCGGAGGTCAAGGTTCAATCCGAGACTTGTCTTGAGGGTTGATGGAGAAACAACACAGGAGATGATGAATTATGGCAACACGAACAGAAGAACACAAAGGCATTACAATTAGTTA